TTGTGATAATAACTGTAATCCTTGTAATGAAACTAAAGATTGTAATGATTGTGATAATAACTGTAATCCTTGTAATGAAACTATGGATTGTGATGGTTGTGATAAAAAATGTAAAAAATGTGTATCAACTAAACAAACTTGTGAAGCTATATGCTCTAATTATAACTTATATAAAGATTGTATTATTGCTAATAATGAAGCTCTTGTTATTTTGGAATTTATTTTAAATAAAGTTATAGATGCTATGCCAATTATTATTACAAGAAATGCTTGTGAATATACAATTAAAGAAAATATTTGTTTTATTGAAAAATTCTTTGATAGTGTTTTATGTGTTGCTTCATCAAATAATATTTGTAATAAAATTGCTGTTAAAACTTGTAAGATAAAGAATGATTGTAATAAGATTGATAATCGTGTTTATGAAATTGGTCTTCATTATCAAACTTGTGTTGGTAATAAAGAATTTTGTTATACATTTCAATGGAAGAGATTAACAGCAAATACTACTCTTTCTTATAAAAATATTGTTGCGATTATTATTAAAGAACTTCAAGCGGATATTATTCAACTTAAGGCTGAAAATACTGGTGTATTTTTTGCTTCTTAAAATATTTATTTATTTTTTTAATAAATAATAATACTTAAAAACAAAATAGTAATTATTATTAATAATGTCTAAAGTAATTTCTAATTTAACATTTAATGATTTTGGTTCAAAAAGTCAAATAAAGAAAAAATTAAAAGCTTATTTAGAAGATAGGGAGTTAAATAATTATAAAGTGAGTAATTTCCCTATGTTAATTTCATTATCATTAGTTATGCTATTAGAAGATTTATTTACAGATTGTATTCCATACATTGAAAAAAATTCAAAAACCGGTTTATATGTGATTGAAAGTAAATTTTTACCATTAGTATTTAGTAAGTATGAAGTTTTAAATAAATATTTAAAGGGTTATAATTCTCAAATAAGATATGATGGTAATTTATTATTTAATGTTAATAAAGTATATAAAAATTTAGAATATAAAGTTGGTGAAAAAATTATGGTTGAAAATGAAGCTAAAAATTATTTAAATTATTTAATGGTTTGTATTCAGTATGATATTATTAATTTATCGGAAACTATTATTGTTTATAGTGGTAAAAAAACTTTTAATAAAGATGTGTTTATGTCTTCAATAAATTATTTGTTTTCTAATGGTGATTTAATTAAAAGGATTAAATTAAAGTTAGATTGTTATACTGTAGAAATGAAAAATAACAATGGAAATGAAAGTGATGTTGATGAAACTGAAAATGTTGATGAAAATGTTGATGAAACTGAAAATGTTGATGAAACTGAAAATGTTGATGAAACTGTAAATGATGATAAAAATAATTAAAAATATTTAATTTATTAAAAGTATTTAAGATTTTTTTGATATAATTTTAATTAATGAAAAAATTAAAATTGTTTAGTGCTTCAAGAATTGTTAATCATATTAGGAATGATGGAATTATAGATTATTTGGATTTAAAAAATAAAAAAAGAAAAATTAATAGTCAGTGTATCAGTGATAATGTAATATGTAATAATAATTTTAAAAAACCTAAAACATCATTTGATTATATTGTAAGTGATGGAATTATTTTTGAGGATAAAATAGTTAGTGAAATTTATAAAAAAATGGAAGGAAGTAATAAAATAATATCTTTAAATAAAAATAATAAGAATATTAAACAATTATTTGATATAACAAAGGCTGTTATTATAAGCAAAAAATATGATATAATATTAAATAGTTTATTATTAAATACTAAAACTGGAACATATGGTTATCCAGATTTAATTGTTTCTGGTTCGTGGATTAAAAAATATATAAAAGATTATAGTTCTTGTATTGAAAATAAGATATATTATATTATTGATATTAAAGCTACAACTATTAATTTAATAGATCAAGGTTCAAATATAAGTATGTCAGAAAGTTTAAATGGATATAAATCACAAATATTTATTTATAAAGAAATTTTAGATAAAATACAAAAAAGTAAAAATGATTATGGATTTATTATGGCTAAAAAATATAAATATGTTCTTAATAAAGAAGAACAATTATTCTTTTCATTTGATATGTTGGCTCAAATAGATTATAAAAATCATAAAGACATTAAAGAAAAAATTAATAAATCATTAGAATGGAATAAAGAAATAGAAGAAAATTTTGAATGTTATGATGTTGAACCTATTTGTGATAATGTTTTATTACCGAATATGCAAAATAAGTATGATTTACATTATTCTAAAAAGAAGAGAAAAATAGCTGAAGATAATAAAGAAATAACATTATTGTGGAATTGTGGAATTAAACAAAGAAATAATGCTATTGAGAAAGGAATAACAAAATATAATGATAAAAAATTAACACCTTCTATTCTTGGTTTTAAAGAGAATACAGTAAAATATAATATTTTAAATGATATGATTTCTATTTTACATAAAAAAAATAAATATATAATTCCTAAAAAAAATAATCATTTAAATTGGCGTGATGATAGTAAAAATGAATATTATGTTGATTTTGAAACATATAATGATGAAAAAGATAATATAATTGAGCCTATTTTATATATGATTGGTATTGGTTTTTATGATAAAAAAAATAACAAATGGAAACAAAAAACATTTTTAATAAATAATAAAAATATAAAAAAACAATCAAATACTGAATATTTTGATGATGAAGAAGATTTAATTATTCGTTTTATTGAATATGTAAATGAAAATGATATTCAAAGATTAATTCATTGGAGTAAAGCAGAAACAATTATTTTTTATAAAAAAACAAAAATATATGGATTAGATAATTTAAAATATTTATGGTTTGATTTATTAGAAGTTTTTAAATATAAAGAACATCCAATAATTATTAAAAATTGTTTTAGTTTTAATTTAAAATCTCTTGTTAATAAATTATATGATTTAAAATTATTAACTCTTAAATGGAATGAAATTAATGATGGATTATTATCAATGTATATTGCTAAAGATATTTATGATAATAATTTTTCAAAAACTATTTCTAATAATAAAATGACATCACTTATTAAATATAATGAAATTGATTGCAAAGCAACATATGAACTTCTTAATTTTATAAGAAATAATTAAATACTTTCAATAAATTCTGTAATTTTTTTATAATCGTCATCATTTTTTTCAATAATTATTGGTCCATAACCATTATCTGATATAAAACCAGAACCATATATTATAAAACCAGAAAATTTATTATTTGAAAGTAAATTTATTATATATTTATTATCTTTTATTATAATATTTTGTATATATTTTACATTTATTATATCTTTTGCTAAAACTAAAAATTTTTTCATTAATTTAAATAATTTTTATTATTTGAATTAATTACATTTTATTATAATATTTATATATGTTATTATTACTTATAAAATTGTTAAAAGATGAATATGGTTTAGATAATCAGTTAAAAAGAGAATTACTTATTTTAATGAAAACTCATTATGGTGGATTTTATAGATTAATTTTACCAATTATTGGATGGATTTATATTAAAAAAAATAACTATAATTTAGTAAATAATGATATTGAAAATTATTATAAAACTGAATTAAATCCTGCATTTATGGATTTATATAATTCTAAAAAAACTAAAAATGATTTTAATTTGTTTTTTAAAGAAGTTGGTAAATATTTTGGAGAAATTAATAATTTTTACACTAAAATATTATTTGAATAAAAATTGAAAATAATTTAATACATTTATTACAAATATCAGTTCTACTACCTGAAACACATTAAAAATGACTAAAGTTCCACAACATATTCGTGATTTTTTAGTTAAGAATTTTATTGATAAAAATAATGGTTTAATTAATTGTGAAACTATAATTACTATTAATGATAAATATAATTTAAATTTAAATATTAATTACGAAAAACCTTCTGATGATATTATACCATCTATGATTAGATGTAATTGTTTAGATAAATTTATATTTATGGAATTATCCACTGATCCAAATTTGCCATTTGATATAATTATAAAAATTATTAATAATAGAATTGAAATGGATAATAATAATCCATTTAATCCTTCTATTGATGGTTAATAAATTTATTTAATATTTTTAAAATAAAATATTATTTTCATATTCATAATAATAAATGAATTTTTCATTAAAAAATATTAAAGAATTAAATAATCTTCCAAATTCAATTAAATATTTAGAAATAAATACTTAAAACTATTAAATGTAAAGATTATCACAAATATATTGATGATTTTAAAGATTATGAAATTATTTATTATTAAAAAATTGAAAATTTATATATATATTAAAAATTAAATAATAAAAATGGAAAATAATTACTGGATTAAAGATGAATGGTTAATATTTAAACCATATTTTAATGAAGACTTAACGAATTATTATGATATGATAAATAAATATAAAAAGATTATGTTTAGTAATTATAATGAACCATTAATAGCAATAAAAACAAATAATAATCATGACAATAATTATGATGAACAGTATATTGAAAATGATTTTAATAAAAAAATTGATTTATCAAATAATGTAAATTTAACACATTTAAATTTTGGATGGGGTTTCAATCAAGAAATAAATTTATCAAATAATATTAATTTAACACATTTAACTTCTGAATGGGAATTTAATCAAGAAATAGATTTATCAAATAATATAAATTTAACACATTTAACTTTTGGATATAATTTTAATCAAAAAATAAATTTATCAAATAATGTAAATTTAACACATTTAAATTTTGGATGGGCTTTTAATCAAGAAACAAATTTATTGAATAATATAAATTTAACACATTTAACTTTTGGACGAGATTTTAATGAAAAAATAAATTTATCAAATAATATTAATTTGACACATTTAATTGTTGGATATTATTTTAATAAAAAAATAAATTTGTTAAATAATATAAATTTAACACATTTAACTTTAAAAAATAATTTTTATCAAGAAATAAATTTGTCAAATAATATTAATTTAACTCATTTAACATTAGGATGTTATTTTGACAAAGAAATAGATTTATCAAATAATATAAATTTAACACATTTAACTTTAAGAGATAGTTTTAATCAAGAAATAGATTTATTAAATAACATTAATTTAACACATTTAACTTTTGAAAATGAATATGATCAAGATATAAATTTATTAAATAACATTAATTTAACACATTTAACTTTTGAAAGTTATTTTGATAAAGAAATAAATTTGTCAAATAATATAAATTTAACACATTTATTTTTTGGAGATGATTTCAATCAAGAAATAAATTTGTCTAATAATATTAATTTAACACATTTATCATTTGGCAAATTTTTTGATAACAAAATAAATATGTTGAATAACATTAATTTAACACATTTATTATTTGGAGATGATTTCAATCAAGAAATAAATTTATCAAACAATACAAATTTAACACATTTGACTTTTGGATGGGATTTTAATCAAGTAATAAATTTGTCAAATAATATAAATTTAACACATTTAACTTTTGAATGTAATTTTAATCAAGAACTATATTTATTAAATAATATAAATTTAACATATTTAACTTTTGGATATAACTTTGATCAAGAAATAGATTTATCAAATAATATTAATTTAACACATTTAACTTTTGGATATAACTTTGATCAAGAAATAGATTTATCAAATAATATTAATTTAACACATTTAACTTTTGGATGTGAATTTAATCAAAAAATAAATATTCCATTAAATATTGAAAGTTTAAATATGAATAATTGTGATAATCAACATTTAATAGATAATTTACATAATAATATTAAAGAATTAAAAATAATTCAAACTAATTTGAATTTAAACAATTTGCCAAACAGTATTAAAAAAATACATATTGAAAATTATGAAAAAGAATTAAATAATCTTCCAAATTCAATTGAATGTTTAGAATTGAACATTTATAATTTAAAAATAAAAAAAATACCAAAAAATCTTAAAACAGTTAAATGTAACAAAGATTATGAATATATTAATGATTTTAAAGATTGTGAAGTTATTTATTATTAAAAATTAAAAGTGTTATATAGTAAAAGAACACAAAATAATGATTAAAATATACCAATAATAACCAAATCTGTTATTAATAAATTTATTTAATATTTTTAAAATAAAATATAAATTATTATTTATATATTTACAATAATGAATGAATTTTGCATTGAAAATTTTTTAGAAAAATCATTTGAAAATGAAAAAAATAATTGTATTAATAAATCCACAATAAATAAAATTAATAGTTTATTTAATCTTAATTTAAATATTAATATTCAAAAGGAAACTATTAATACACCTTTGAAATTAGAAAGATATGGTCCATTAGATGAATTATTTAATAATTATATTTTTTCAAAAAAAAACATTAATATTAATGATATTAAAAATATTATTAAATATTTTAATATACCAGGGATTTTTATTTAAATTAATAATTATAAATATTTTATAATGAATAATGATTTAGAATTAATGGATTTAATTAATGAAATTGACAGTGATGATGATACTGTTTCAACAACTTCTTATTATTCATCTGACAGTGATTATACAATTGAAGAAGATTATGAAGAAAGAGAAAATCATATTAAATATTTAGATGAAAATGATTTTTATATATTACAGCCAAAAACAATTTTAACAAAATTATATAATTATCAATTAAGGTCATTATATAAAATGATTGAAATGGAAAATACTGGATATATTAAAAATATATATTATGGAAGTGAAAAGTATCATATACGGTGTTTAAATAATCCACCTGTATTATGTGATTTAAAAACAAATATTGGAATTTATAGTGATAAAAAAGGTAAAATATCAACATTAATTAGTTTAATTAAATTAAATGAAAAAATACCTAATTATCCAATAATACAAAAAACTGGTAGTGGATTAGAATTAACTAAAAAAATAAATGATAAATTAGTTTTAAATCAAACACTTTTAATTGTAGAACATACTGATATTGATAGAATTTATAATGAATTTAATAAAAATTGCCCTTCTCTTAAAGTATTATTAATTGCAACACAAAAACATTTAGATAATATTGTTATTGGTTCTTGGGAAAATGATAATATATGGTCTAAAGATGGAACTAAAGTTATTAATAAAGAAGAATTAATAACTGATGAAATTAATAATTATGATGTTATATTGGTTTCACATATTTTATATATAAGATTATATCAATCAACAAAATATTATAAATGGAATAGAGTTATTATTATGAATTGTAATAATTATGAATTACCACAAAATTTAGAATTAAAATTTAATTTTTTATGGTTTTCAATAAGTAATTATATGGAATTATATGAGAATAATTGTAAATTAATAAATGATATATTTGGTAAAGAAGAAGATGATATTAAAGCTATTTTAGATTATTTGGTGGTTATAAATGAATAGTTTATATATATCTTAATTATAAAAAAAAATTGAAAATACTATGATAATTATAATTATAATAGATTAATTTATACTAAAAATAATAAAAATGGAAGCTAGAGATATTTGTTCAACATTATTAAAAAATATTAATTTTTTATTATTACAAAATACAGATGATAAAAATGATATTGGAGTTCCAAATGCATTGGATACATCCACATTATTACTTTATAAATTACTTATTGATAATAAAGAATTATTTGATTTAGAAATAGATAATAAATTATTAATTGATTATTTATTTGATTTATCAAAATATTATTCTAAAGATTATTATAACGATTATTGTTGTGATAATAATCATATAGGAACAATAAATGATTTTATTTTAAATATATGGATGAATACTACCACAGAAATGGATTTTTATGAAGGAAATGGTTGTTATGATATATATGGAATTATTCAAATAAAACTTAAAAAAATATTATTATTAGTTATTGAAAATAATAATATTTAAATAATTATTTTTATTAATAAAAATTAATGAATTATAATTATCAAAATTTAAATGATAAAGATAATAAAATTTATCAACCTGAAAATATTAATATTGAATTATTTGAATCACAAAAAACAGCGATTTATGCTTTAACAAAATTAGAAGATGATAAGACTATTATTTATAATGATTATGGAAATATTTATACATTAAATACAAATAAATTAATTTATTGTGATAGAGTTGGTTCTGGTAAAACATTAACTATTATTGGTCTTCAAAGTATTAAAAAAAATGTTTTATTTACAAAAGCTTATGAAAGTTATAATTATTTATCATTTGAGATTACAAATAAAAGACAATATTCTATTAATACTGATTTAGTAATTGTTCCCAATATTTTAATAAATCAATGGAAAGATACTTATAATAATTATTGTTCTAATTTAAGTGTTCTTGTAATAGATAATGAAGAATTATTAAATAAATTATTAATTAGAAATTGGAAAACAGATCATGTGAATTCATTAGGTGAAGTTGTTATGTATATCAATAAAGAACCTAAAATTAATAATAATAAATTAATATTTGAAGAATATGATGTTGTTTTAATGACTGATAAAATATGGTTATTATGTTTTGAAATAATGTATAAAATTTTTTGGAGAAGAGTTATTATAGATGAAGCTGATACAATTCAATATCCTTCTGATGATATAGTTGATGGAAAGATAATAATATATATAACCGGAACGCCAGATAATATACTAAATTCAAATTCTAATTATTTTTCAAGTGTATTTGATAGTAGAGTATTAATAAATAAGTTAAAAGTATTTAATAATAATGAATATATAAATAAATCAATTAATTTGCCTAAACCGAATAGAATAAAAATTAAATGTATAACTCCACTTGAGTTAAATATAATTTATGATATTATATCTCCTCAAATAATACAAATGATAAATGCTGGTAATAGTGAAGAAGCTTTAAAACAATTAAATTGTGATATGAATACTTCTGATAATATTATTAAAATTTTAGTAAATGTTATAGATAAAGAAATTGATGAATTAGAGTATGAATTAAAACAAGATTATTCTAATAGTAAAAAGAAAGAAATAAAAGATAAATTAAAACAATTATATCTTAAATCAGAAAAGATTAAATCAAGAATTTTAAATTATAAGGATGAAATATGTCCTATATGTTTTGATGAATTTGAAATACCTTGTATAATGAATTGTTGTAATACTTTATTTTGTTCGGATTGTTTATTATTAGCTTCATCAAATAGTAATAAATGTCCTAATTGTTCTTCTATTTTTAATAAAAAGAATATGAAAATAATTAATGATGAAAATAAAAAAGAGAAAAATGTAATTAATAATATAAATTCTCCAAAGGAAAAGATGCAGGTTATGATAGATATTTTAGAATTAAAAAAGGATAAATATATTATTATATTTGCAAATTTTGAGAAAACAATAAATAAAATAGAAAATGAACTAAATAATAGAAATATTAAATATGTTTCTTTATCAAAAAATTATGAAATAAATAAAATAGAAGAAAATATTAATAAATATAAAAGTGGAGAATGTAAAATATTGCTTTTAAATGCTAAATATTATGGTGCTGGATTAAATTTACAAATAACAAATGATATTATAATGTATCATCGTTTTGATAAAGAAACAGAAGAACAAATTATTGGAAGAGCTAATCGTTATGGAAGAACAGAAACATTAAATGTTTATTATTTATTACACGATAATGAAAATAATAATATTTATGACAATTTTAATTTTAATGAAATTGAAAACATTAACTATATTGATTGGATTTTAAATAAATAACAATATACATATTTTATAATATTAAATATTTTAATTATAAATATTGTTTTTAAGTTTATAATAAAAGATAATGTTCATAATATGATTTCCAATTATCAAAAGAAAAATGTGTTCCGTCATTATTTATATATGTATATTTTTCAAATTTATTTATTATTTCTTCAATATGTAATTTGTTAATAATTCCATTTGGTATATCTGGACCACATTCATTTTCATTTTCATTATAATATGAAGTGTCTTCAAAACCTATAAAATGTAATTTTTTTTTTGTAGCATCCATAAATATGATGTTCGGGTCATGTCCAGCAACAATTACAGTATCAAAATTTATTATTTCATCTTTTATTTCTGTATAATGTTCGGGTATAGAAGTATTCGTATAATAATAAACAGTTTGGTCTCCGTCTGAATAAATTCTAATATTATCTAATATATTTATTAATTTCATATTAATACTAGTCATATTTTTATCTAATTCTGATATAAATTTTGGGTTTGAATAACCATCCATTCCATTTTTCATAATTATATTTGATTGTAATATTCCAAAATTGCTAAATGGTAGTCCATCAATATAATAAAAAATTTTTATGTGTTTTAAAAATTTAATAGGACTAATGTCAATTCCTGCACCTATGTAAATAGCTTTCATTATGAAATTATATTGATTTAAAAATATAAAAACACTACAATGTTTAGTTTTAAATTTTTAATGATATGAATGAAAATATTTTCAATTTTTTTAAATTGTGATAAATATTAACTACATTGATTGGATATTACATAAATAAATTAATGATAAATATACATTATCCATGACATAGCCATTGATTTCGTTAAAAACATATATTTAAAAGTTTTTTCTCTATTTTTATATTGGTTATATATTTTTTCAAATTGTTTAAAGTATCTAATATTTTTGCTCTTATTTTCAATTAAATAATTAATTAATTTTTCATTTTTTAAAAGAACATTTTCAATAAATAATGACAATGGAAAACAAGTTTGATAATGATTTTTTAATATATCAATTAAAACTTTAAAAGAAAAATTAATATCAGTTATAAATATTTCATCATTAAAAATTTTAATTATATCTTCAGAAATTAAATAATGTGTTCCTGGATTTACATTAATTATTTTACTATTTAATTGAAACATTAATCTTTGAAGTTCAACACATATATATTTTTTAATACTTTCATTAATAAAAGTAATATAAATATTTTTAGTTAAATCATCAGGTAAATCATTAAATTTTGAAATATTTCCTTTTAAAATAACTCTTTGGTGTGATTTCATTTTTCTCAGATACTGTTTCAGATAGATATAATAATAATTAGATTAATATTTAATCAATTTTTATATTTGTTTAATAAAAATTGAAAAATATTTATTCAAAATAAATATAATATTAAAATATATAAAAATGGATAATACTTATTTTCAAAATATTGAAATAAATATACAACAAACAAAAACAAATGATAATTCAAAAATTATATATCCAAATAGAAAATTGCTAAAACGAAAAGGTATTAAAGGTGAAGAAATTAAAAAAAATTGTGTTTCAAAAATTCCTCAAGAAACCATTGATAATATGGTAAATAATTCTTCAAAAAAATATATTAAAACAACTGAAAATATTATTCATAAAATAACAAATGGAAAAAGAAAAGGAAAAATTAAATATCAAACTCTTGGATGGAAACAAGCGAAGGAAATTAAATTATACTGTGATGAAAATAATATTAATTGTAATATTATTGAAGATAAAAACATTATGCAAAATAAATTAAAAAATATTGGTATTTGGTATGATATTGAAGGTAATATATATGATGATGGAACAAGAGATTATGGACATCAATATTTAGATTATAGAAAAATAAAACAAAATGTTGTGTATATTCAAGTTATTAAATAATTATAATTTAAAAATAAAAATTATTTACATTTTAATAAAAGTATTTATTTATTTAAATTAAATTTATATTAAATAATTATAATATGAATGAAATAAATGTTGAAAAAACATTATTATCACCAATGAAAATTATATATAAATATAAAAATGATAATAAAAAAACACAAAATTTAATGTATATTTATGTGGGTAATGAAGGAAAAAAGTATGAAGATATATTTAAAAAAATTAAAAATCTTAATTTGTATGATACATTTATAACATTATCTATAAAAGAGATAAAACGGTTAGAAAAAGGTTTTGGAAATAAATGGTTTTCATATTTTTTTAATACATATCATATAAGTTTTATTTTAGATAAAATTAAAACAGATATAAAATACAAAAATAAAATATTAGAAAAATATGATGAGGAATGGTTTAAAGATATTATTAATGTATTTAAATTAGATATTATTAATACTAAATCAAGATATTCATATAATGATTATTTAAGAAGAGAATATAGAGAACAACAAGGTAAAAAATTAACAAAAATAGAAATTGATGATTTTTATGATTTAGATTTAAAAGTTTTAAATAAAACAGATAATATTCTTTATAAACAATTAGGAGGGGATGTAGATGATGAAGATGATGAAGATAATGATGTATATGATGATATTAATATAGATGATGATGTAATGGATGATATTGAGGATATGGATATTTTATTTGAAGATATAAAAATTACAAAAACTATTAAAAAAACAAATGAAGAGATTTCTGAAATTTTTAATGAAAAATCATTTAAAAGTAAAAAAAAGAATATGATTAGTTTTAATGATAAAGAAGATAATTCTTATGAAGATGAAAAATTAGAATATACCTATATTAAAGAATTTATTTATTCACAATATATTTTTATGGATGATACGATTGAAAATCTTAAAAATAAAATATCATCATCTATTTTAAATAATGATAAATTTGGTAAAAATAATTATTTAATACCATCAAGAATGTATTTATGGAGTGAATATATTAATAAAAACAATATTGATAAGGTTATGTTATGTCATACATTTTCAAAAAATAATGAATTATTTGATATTGATATAGAACCTATTTCATTATATAATTATGAAAATTTAGAGGGTAAAATAGAAACATTAGTTAATACATTAAAAAATTATGGTAAAAAGATTAATCAAACAAATAATGATTACAAAATTTTATATGAATTTAATAATTATATTATGAATAATGAAATCTATTTATTAGATGTTTATAATGAAATGGGTATTAATTATTCAGGTTCAAATATTAAAAAAGAAAATTTAATAAATTCATATTTTAAGATTTATTTTCCAAATTTATCAAAAGGAACTATTGATAATATTTTTGATTATTTAAATAATGAAAATAATAAAGAAGAAACATATATTGAAAATGTTTTTGATACAATATATAATAATAACCTTTTAGAAAATGAAGTTACTGAATTAGTTGAAGAAATTAGAATTGATAATAACTCAACATATCAAAAAATATTTAAATACAATAACAATATTACACAATCTAATATGAAATGTTTTTTAGATATTAATGATGAAATATTGGAAAAAGATAATATTGAAAAATTACACAAAATTAATATTAAAACTGGAAATTATGGAAAAATTACATTACCAACACTTGATTTATTTAGAATTTTTAATGATTTTAAAACTAATAAAATTTATCCTTATATTCAATATAATGTAGCAAGTAATGATATTATAATTAAATATGAAGAAGATTTTATGATTGAAAGTTCTAAAAGTAATGAAAGAATAAGTATGATACAAAAATGGTTTACAAGAGAAACACCAGGTGTGTCATTTAAGGTTAGAATTACGGATGAAAAGTTTATGAATGTTAATATTAATGAAATTGGTATGTTAGAATATAAATTAATGTTAAAAGAAAAAGATAATACAACTTATAATGATTTACAAGAAATTCATAAATATATTATTAATTTAATAAAAGTGATAAATAAAAATTTAGATACACATCAAAATAAGGTTTATATAAATATTCCACAAAAGAATGATTTCAAATTTAAATTTTTAAATACAATTAAAAGATATGAATTCCCAAATAAAGAAAAAATAAATTATAATGAATTAAAAGATTTAGCTAAACATTTTTACCCATATGTTTCTTTAATTGTTAATGAAAATAAATCAGGTGCTTATTTATCTTTTAAAAGAGTTTCTAATTATATTATTAAAAGTTCTATTGTAGATAGAATATTAGACCATTTAAGATATAAAAATTATAATGAAGAACATTTAATAACAGAATTAATTAAATTATTTAATTTAACAAAAGAAAAAGCAAAAAATCAAATTGAAGAAATTAAAAATAGTTATGCTAAAAGAATTTCTAATTTGAAACAAAGTGATGAACTTAAAAAATATAAACCCCCAGGAACAAGAGTTGAAATTGTAGGTCAAGTTGATAATCCAAGAAATTATAAAATTGATATTAAAGGAACAAAAGATATTAATGAAATGAATAATATATTATTGTTTATTAATTCTTTATTGTATTTATATTATGAAATTTATATTAATAAAAATAAATCATATACTAAAATTAATAAAAAGTTAGATGAATTAACTAAAATTGCTAAAAAAAGAGATTTGACCGATGTGTTATATGAAAAAGATGAAGAAAAAAGTGATTTAAAAAAAGCCAAAGAATTAGATAAAGAAAGATTTAGTCATACAACGGATGAAACAACTGAAAGTTATTCAAGATTATGTCAAAATTCAGGTGAAAATAATAAAAAAAGACCTCTTATAATATCTGATAAAAATATTGACAAATTAATTAAGGAGGGTTATAAATTAAATAAAAAAACAAAAAATTATGAAAAAAATGTTATATCTAAAAAAGATGGTAAAATAACAGTAAGAACCATTAAATTGGGGAATATATATTATACTTGTAACCCTAAAAATAATAACGAACATACATATATTGGATTTTTAACAAAAACAACAGCTCCAAATGGTCTTTGTTACCCTTGTTGTTTTAGAAAAGACCCATTTAAGACAGATGATGAAACTAAAATAAATTTTTATAAAAAATGTATGGGAGAAAAAGTAAAAAATGATGACAGTGTTAATAAGCCACTTTCATCAGCGGATATTTTATATATATTACAAGACACAAATAAAATTACTGAAAGAAGAATTGGTTATTTGCCTAAATTTTTAGAATTTTTATTTAATAATAAAATTAAAAATGAAATTGAAACTAAAAATTTTTATTTAACAAAAACAGGTGAAAATGGATATTATTTTAAATATGGTATTGATGTAAATAATTATTCATTTATTAATTCATTAATGGTTGTATTTGATATGAGTATTAATGAAATTAAAGACCATATAATTAAATTTATTAAAACTGATAAAAAGGAATTACATTATATGAGTTTAAATCAAGGAGAAATTAGTGTTAAATATAGACAATATGATTTTATTAAATATTTAGAAAATAGTGATGAAATTTCATTTGATAATTTAAAAGATTTTCTTAAAATTAAAGGTTTATTTACTAAAAATGGTATTTATCCAATTGTTTTAAAAAGAATTGATAAATTTAATGAAAGTAAAACAGTTGAAGAATTTTATTTAGATATTGATGATGATTTAATTGACGACCAAGAATATAATATACATCAAATAAAAAAAATGGATTTATTAGTTTTTATAAAAGATGGTAAATTTTATTATCCAATTATTAATATTAAAAAACCAGATGAAACATCTAAAGAATTAAAAGAACCCATTGAAAAATTTATTGAAAATACTGAACTTAAAAATAACATTATTCAATTTATTAATTTTACATTAGATGATATTAATTCTAATATTATTAATAAAACTAAAACATTAAAAGAATCATATCTATTAATTAATAGTTTAATTAAAGATAATAAAATTGATGATGATTTTAGTATTGAATATCAAGTAATAGATAATCAATATAAAGCAAGATATGCTATATTAAAAAATAAATTATTTGTTCCGGTTAGACCATCTGGTATTATTTCAAAAATACCCACTGTATGTTTAGGAATAAATATGGATGGATGTTTTTCATATTCTAATTTTTTATCATTAGAAATAACTGTTAAATTATCTAATGAATTATATGAAAAAAGTGATAAAAAAATGAATATTAAAATAATTAGTTCTTTTTATAATAATAAAACAGAAAATGAAATTAATTGTTTAGGTTTAATAACATCAAATGATAATATGATTCCCATTGAGCCAAAAAAAGTTAAAAAATCATATTTGAAAGAAAATAATTTATCATATAAAGATATTCCTCTTGAATATGAAATAGACAAAAAATTACAAACATATAATAAAAATAACATAACATATATTGATGAGAGAATTAAATATGTTAATAAAGAAAAGTATGATCATGAATCATATCAATTATTTCAATTTGAATTCAGTTATTTTATTAATCTTGATAATAATGAAAAAAATAAACTAAAATTAATTGAACTAATTAAAAATAAAAATAAAAAAGAAATACACAAAAATATTTTATTAATATGTAATAATAATAAAAATGCATTTATTCAAACTATTGATGAAATACCTAATATAAATGATTATATAGTTAATAATCAAAGACTTTTATGTAAAAATTTAGATGCTAATGATTGTAAAGATAATAAACACTGTATTCATAAAAATGGTAAATGTTTCTTTTCTTTAACAACAGATAAATTATATAAATATATTGAAAAATTAACTTCTGAAATTATTGAAAATAAAACTAAATTTATGGAAATCTTTCAAGAAAATAGTTATGTTTCCGATGTTGTAAAATATGATAATTATAATGAATATAAAGGAGAAAAAATTATTAAAATGGATATGAATTATGATAAAATTGAAAAAAAATTATATAATATTTTTGGCAAAAATAAAATCTCTAAAATTAAAAAAAAGAAAAAATATAAATCTTTTTCAAAAGATATGATTGAAAAACAAATTAATAATCCTTTAAAAGACCTTAATAGTTCATACATACAAAAAATTATAAATAATAATTATTCTATTTTAAGAGCATATGTTAATGGTTATTATTGGATAAAACATGAATTTTATGACGCAAAAGATAAAAATCTTAAATATTATAGTGTTAATCAAACTGAATATTTAAATTTATTTATATCATTTATAATTGATTGGCTTAATAATAAAGATAATAAAAAAATATTATTGAATATGAGTAATAATGAAAAAAAAATATTACTTAAAAGTATCAATATTGATGAAAATTTACAAAATCAAATAAATTTATTTATTATTAATATTATTAAAAATAAACATTCTAAAAATTATTATATTTTAGAACTATTTATACTTAATAAAATACATAAAATTCCAATTGTTTTGTTATTTAATGGAATTGTTAAATATTACATTAATAATGAAATTAAAATAACAGATGATGTAAATTTACTTAATAAAAATAATATTTGTATTAATTTAGAAGATATTGTTAATAATCAGGCTCAAAATATTGAAATAATTTATAATAAATAAAATTTTATTTTTATATTACTTATTTATTATGCCTTGTGATAAAGAAAATAGTATATTTGTTGAATTATTAAATAAACAAAAAAAAGATGTTAAAAATAATAAACTTGAATATAATGATTTAAAAAAAATTTCAAATAAACTTGATAAAAGTATATTTGAAAAAGATACTTGTTCTTTATGGAATGGTTCATACATTGAAATTAATGAAAATATTTATATTAACTTTTATTATAATGGTAAAAAAAAGTCAATACAACGGTTATTATATGAAAATTATATTGGTGATAATTTAAATTCACAATATATTAATTATTTATGTCTCAATAAAGGTTTATGTTGTAATATTAATCATTTTAATATTAAAAAAAAGAAAGAACAAACAGTAAAAAAATCTAATAAAAAAAAAAATAAAGATGAAAATAATAATAATGAAAAATCACAAAAATTAATTTTAAATATTTAATTATATAATGAATAATATTAATTTTGGTGGATTTCCCAATATTATAAAAATTAATAAAAATCACAAAGAAAAATTAGAATTTAAAAAAAAAAAAATTTTTGATATAGATAATAAAAATATACTATCAATTACTGATATAATTAATATTAAAAAAAAATAAATAATAAATATAAATATGTTTAATCAATTTAAAAGTGATAATTTAAAATCAGACCCTAATTTGTTTTATGAAACTATTAAAAATTCATTAGAATATTATGATGATTATAAATTTAAAAATAAAAAAAGACAAGATAAAATATTCACTTATAAAATAAACAAAGATAATAATACTGTTAAATTATATGATAATAATAACAAAATATTATATAATGGTAAATTTCAAGTTATTACTACATTATATTATCCTCTTAATCTTATTAAATGGTCTTATGAAAATCCATATTATACAAATAATTCATATTATTCAAGTCAAATATTAAAATATATTTTATCAATGGATATTAAATATAATGATTTAAGAGAACATTTATTATTTAATAAAATTACTCAATCAACTTCTACAAAAACTAAAGAAGATTTATCAACATATATTAAAATTTCCATTATATATTATTTGTTAAAAAAACCTAATTTTTTTTCTATCAAAACAGAATTAAATAATAATGAATATTATGATTATATTTGTTTGACAGATAAAGTTAATTTTTGATTTTTTATATTTTAATATTATATGACTAATAATATTATTCTTGTATTTTTAATAATTATAGTTATTTTTTTATTAAATTATGAAATTTATGAGTTTGAAACTTTTAATTGTAAAAATAATTCTAATATAAATATTAATATTTCTAATCCATCTAATTTTGATAATTGGAATTATGCTTATTATTTTCCATACAATAATTTGTGGAACCGAAATTTATGGTTTAATCCTTTAAGAAGTAATGTATGGTAAAGAATTTTTTATAATTATTTTTAAATAAAAATTGATTTATAATATTAATTTAACACATATTATAATGAATTTAATTAATGTTAAAGGTGAATTAAATAATTATGGATTTTGTATTAAAAAGAAAAAATATGATAAAACTTTAATAAAACAAATCAAAAATTATTTTACTATTAAAAAAGAAATTGGAGACCGTTTTATTAAAATTATTAAATACCCTTTATATTACGAAATTGATAAATTTTTAGTTATTCCCAAATTCTTTTCAATTAAACACATTGATATTGATGAAATTACAATTGATGATGTTAAATATAATAAAATACAATTCATAATCAAAAAACTCAATTATCAATACGATACTATTAAATTTAACTTTAAGGGTAAAATGCGTGATTATCAACAAGAATGTATTGATTTTGTTAAAAATTTGTTTAACAATGAGGATAAAACACCTAAAGGTGGGTTATTAAAATTTTCTTGTGGTATGGGCAAAACTTTAATGGCAATATACCTTTCATATATTTTAGGTGTTAAAACATTAATTATAGTTCATCTTGGTGATTTATTAGATCAATGGATTGAACGAATTCAATTCTTTACTGATGCTACTATTGGTGTTATTAGACAAAATAAATTGGAATTAGATAAAGATATTACTATTGGTATGGTTCAAACTATTTGTTCTCGTGATTATAATCATGATACTTTTAAAAGTTTTGGACTTGTTATTCTTGATGAAGTTCATCATTACGGTTCTCAATATTTTGGTAATATTTTAATGAAAACAAGTTTTAAATATACTATTGGATTAAGTGCTACACCTGTTAGAGAAGATAAAATGATGTATGTTATTAATTGGTTTCTTGGTGAAATTATTTATCAAATGAAAAAAAAGTTTGATTATAAAATTTTAGTTAAAAGAATACACTTTAAATCTAATAATCCATTATTCACTGAAAAATTAAGAAAATATAAAGGTAGAATGTCTCCTGACACTGTTAAAATGCTTGGTGATTTAATACAAATTGAAACACGAAATAAATTAATTATTAATATTATTAATTCATTAAAACAAAAAGGACGAAAAATATTTGTTTTTAGCGACCGTGTAGAACATCTTAAAACATTAAAAGAAGCCACTGATAAAATTATTGAAGATAATAATGAACACCATATGTATAAAACTAATTATTATATGGGTTCCTGTAAAAAATTAGAAAGAAAAGAAGCAGAAAAAAATGGTGATATTATATTTGCCACACTTAAAATTGCGGAAGAAGGTATTGATATTTCAAGACTTGATACAGTTATTTATGCTCTACCCATTAAATTACATAAACGATTAGAACAATCCTCTGGTAGAATTCTAAGATTAGAAAAATATGATGATTTAATTAATATTCCACTTGTTATTGATATTGCTGATGATTTAAGCTGTTTTCAAGGATGGACCAGAACCAGAAATACTTACTTTAAAAAAGAAGATTGGTTAGTTCAAGATTATTACTTTGAAGATGATAAATATATTTTTAATGATAAAGATGATAAAACTCATGACCCTTTCAAATTAATATTTAATAATATTGATGATGATAATTTTATTGAAAAAAATTTAATTAGAAATAATGAAACTAATGATAAAAAAATAAAAGATAAACCAAAGGAAGAAAAACCTATTGACGCTATGACATTACTTTATGGTAAAAAAAAATAAAAACTTTTTATAACTCTAAATTTAAATTATTTAATTTTTCAATATATGTATTTAATAATTCATTAACTACCTTAATTTCTCTTTTTTTATCTTCCTCTAAATTTATAGTATTTTCTAAATTTTCTTTCTCTTTTTGTAATTTCTCTTTCTGTTTTTCTAAATTTTCTTTTTCCTGTTGTTTTCTTTGTTTTTCCACTTCTTCTTGTTGATTTTGTTTATTGTTCTTAAAAATATTTTTAATATTTTCTTTTACTTCATTATTACTAATTTTATTTGTTAAAACTTTTTCAAATTTATTTATTGTTTTTTCAATTTTTCCAGATTTATATATTTCTAATATACTTTTTAGTAATAAGTATTGTAAAACAATTACAAAAATAAAATAATCTAAATTTCTATAATTATTTATATTTGATTTACTTATCCATTTTTTAAGTTGTAATGGATGAAAACCAAATATTTTTATATAAGCTTTTTTATCTTCATCACTTAAATATTTAAAATATAAAACACTATATTCACATATCTCTTGGTATGGATTAATACTTTTATTCTTATTATAACTTTCAAGTAATAATAATGATAAATAATTATCTATATTCATATATTATTTATATATTATAAAAATTAGTTGTTGCTTTTTTAATTTTTTCACTTTGTTCTTTATTAAAATTTAATTGATTTTGTTTAATTTCATTCTTTAATTTAATACCATTTATTTTATTTATAATTTCTGTTAATGTTCTATTAGTAATTTTTTCTTTTTTACTTATTAAAATATTATTTATTTTTTCTAAAGCTGAAATATATAAATTTTTAAATTCTTTTAATAATACTTCAATACTTTCATTATTTCCACCAATTTTTACAATTTTATATAATTTACCTTCTGGATTATTCATTTTTTTATTTATATAATTAATTTTATCATAAAAATATTTAAAGTTATTACTACCTCCACCATTTTTTTTATTTAATTCATAATTATATTTTTGTAATTCTTCAATTTTATCTTTTTTAATATTTATCATAAAATTAATGAAATCATCATTTTTACCAAATACATAATTATTTAATTCATTTAATAAAAAGATAAAATTATCAGTTTCATATTCACTATTTTTAGTTTTTTCATCTTCATATATTTTATTCATAAACAATTCTATTGATTTTTCAGTATCATTAATAAAATCATCCAATGGAATATTATAATAAATATTACTCATATAATATATTTATTATAAATTAAAAAAATTATTTTCTATTAGTTTTCATTTTCTTTGAAGGTTTAGATTTTTTCATAACCTTTTTTTCAGTCTTAGATTTTCTTGGTTTAGATTTTCTTGGTTTAGATTTCTTTGACTTTTTAGATGTTTTAGTTTTCTTTGTTTTTGACTTTTTAGATTTCTTTCCACCTTTCATAGTCTTAGATTTCTT